TGTATTCGCTGAATAGTTAAAAGTACAAAGTGAAATTTGATCTGAACCATCATAAAATTTTAATGTTGGTGTTGTTGCCGAAGTCGTATCTAACCATAAACTTCCAGCCGCAATACTTCCTGGTGCAGAAGTGCCAGCATTTAAAGTATTTACTGCTCCTAGAATACTATTTAATTCAGTTCTAAAAGCTGAAAATCCGATATTCGATAATGTATAATCTGAAACTTGGCTCATATTTTATATCCATTCATTTATTACAATATTATTATTAAGACTTCAAGCCATACCCTTTTGCTACATAATCAAAAGTTCTGTTTTGTGCCGCCGCAGAACTATTGTAAAAAGTAATAGTAAAGCCAGTTTTTGTTTTACTCGTGATAGCATAATAATCGCCTGTTACCATATTTTGCGCCGCTATGCCTACTGCTGGACTCGCATAAAATGCGTTAGTATAAGTAATCGCTTTTGCCCCAGCTAAACTCGCTATATCTTCTCCACTTTCTAATCTTTTTTCTAAAGCTAATTTGATTTGCATACTGGTAACTTCAGGTCTAGCTTTGTTATCAGCACTTGTTAATTTCAGTTTAAATTTAAAATATCTTCCTTTAACTGTCGCTTGTTGTGAAATATCATTATAGGTTGAGATAGCACCTAAAGAACTTTCACTTGCACCTACTTGAAGAAAGGCATCACATTTTGATGGTGCTGTTCCATCAAACGGCCCAGCCGCATCATCAAATAAACTAGCACCTCTACCACTATCAAATAAATCCCAAAGGTCATTAACTGATAAATCAATCGTTGCCTGAAAAGTTGCATCATAAACTGCGTCAAGTGTTATTGTATTGCCACCAATATATTCTCCAGAACTTTCTATATTTGCTAAATAATAAGTTGGATTAGCTGTTGAATCTGTTGGTCCACTATCTATTAATCCAGCAGATGAATCTATATTTCCTACTGCTGAATCCCAAAGTAATATCGTATCTAAAGTTGCTATAAAATTATCGTCTGAATTTTGTCCTTTAACACAATCTCCATCAAAAGTTCCTTCCCAATTTTGTCCTGTAATAGCACTTAAAGTTTCTTCATTGTAAGTATTAATAATAGCATAATGTTCTAATCCTGAAATGTTTGTATAAACGATTGCTTCATTATCAGATTCATTCCCTAACTTATCAACAGCTTTAATAAGAAATGCACCAGTCTTGGCATTGACAGTAACGCTGTTTGACTTTCTTCTAACCACTTGTGTTAAGTTTGTTGATGAATTCCAACCAGCACCAGTAGTTACATCTTGATACCTGATTGCATAATAACTTACATCTAAATCAGTAACACTTGGCCAAGATAACTGCATTTGATTTGAACCAACCATTGAGATTGATAAAGCCGATACATCACTTGGAGTATCAGTTGCACCAATGATTGTTCTTGTTTCTGTTACATAACTTGAAGAAATACCCATACTACTAATTGCTTTTACTCTTACTGTATATTCTATTCCATCAACGACATTTAATTGATGATAATTTAATACTGTTCCTTTTGATATGACTTTAAAATCGCTTTCAGAAGTTTTTTTAGTTTCAACTTGATAGTATTGAACAAATTTATCGGTACTTACACCCACTACAATATTTAATCTAGTTAATACAACACCATCTGAATATTCTATAAGTTCATCAGTTAGAGTGACTGACGCTGGAGGTTGAACCGTTGTAACACTAGGCAAATTAGTATCAGGAATAGTTGCTACTTGGTTTTGTGTCGCCCAAGTATAATATGATGATTGATACTCTGTCATTTGTAGTTCAGTTGTTAAATCTGCATTAATTTGCATACCTTGTATTCTAAATGTTTTTGCTGAAAAACTAGGAGTGGCATGTGTTATGTTCACTAATTCTCCAACCATTAAATCCATGCCAGTTGAATCACATCTTAAAGCTAAATTTAGATTGTTTCTTGAACGTCTACAAATAACTTCTGCTAACTCTTGGGCTTGATAAGGATTAGTAATAGTAGGAAAATCAAATCTTCCCTCTAATAAAAAGCCACCATCTGCTGTTTTCATAGTTGCGTGACGGTCAGCACTTGTTAAACCTGAGTCATCTAATGGTGGCCATTGTGCTTCATCAGATTGATAGTTTTTATCAGGATTAACAAACGTACAAATTACACGATTAAATCTAGAATTTTTATCCATACTGGACACTTTTAATCCACCTATGATATTATCCTCCGTTAGAGTTACACTCGCTGAACCTGTTGTTTCTGATAAAACTTTATATTGTCCGTTAGCATAATTCAGATAACCTCTAAAACCTGAAACCATATTTTTTAAATTTTCAATACACTTTTGTTTAGTATCTATAACAGCATTCATATCTAATAAATCGATAGCAGTAGCAGAACCATAAGGAGTAACATCAACATCACATACGTCTGCCGCTGTTTGCCAATCAGCGAAATCGTCATCAAAATAACTATTAGCAATACCCAAACCAAATCTAGTATTACGCATATAATCTAACGTACAAAGAACTGGATTGTTTGACCACGCCCAAGTTGATTCTGTGTCCTCTCTATGAGAACCTGAACCCCCAGTTTTAGTTCCATCTAAATTAGGGTCATAAACTTTTCTACCTTTAATAACTGCATGAATAGATGGTATTCCCATATAAGCATCTGTGTGCCATTTAATTTTTAAAGCAAGATAACTAATTCCTCTTAACCGATGATTAGAAGTCCAATTGCTTAATCCACCAACTGTCGTATTATATGTTTGGTCATCAGAACCATCATACCAAGTAACAGTAATTAATGAGGCACTATCTTTATAAAAATTTGCATCATCTGCATGAACTGTTCTTTCCGTTGTGTGAGTTAATGCCCCTGACCACGTTACAAGTTTATCATCTACATAAATTGATTCGCAAGATTCACACTCACCCTCTGCAAGAGCAATAACCATATAAAGAAATTCATTATCTGTTCCTGATGTTTCTATAAAACAGCCCACTCCTCCAACTTTACGTTGACCATAGATAATAGGTATAGGGGCATTGGCTGATGTTTTGTTTACTAAAACTCCTTTGGCATTTTGTTCAGGAAGATTATCCATCGTAGGAGCATCAGGTATGTCAGGTTTTCTTAACCAACTGATAACCATCATTCCAACTTGGATAGCTGTTATCCAGCCACCAATTTTCCAGTCTTTCATCTTGCCTATAGCTTTGACAAGCTGTGGTGCATATTTTGTTACTGTACCAGTTACAAAACTTGTGAATGAACTTACTATTCCCATTATGCTCTACCCCACTTAATATCCCTGACTGTTAATGCTGAAAATTCTAATCCTTTATCTCCTGAAAAATGTCTTTGTTGTGATGTATCAGATGTTGTTCTACCATTTATTTTTTCAAAATTTCCAAAATGATTGGTAGCTGTAATTCCTAAACTGGCACTACCCCCAGTATCATCAATGGCAAAATCTGCTAAACTGCCGTGAAATAATAAGAAAGGGTCTGCTACCAATGCACCACTACTGATAACTCCTCTCCATACTTTTATATCAACACCCAGAACATCATTACTTAAAACAGTAGATACCAAAGACTGGTCTACTGCTGAAAAAATTATATCAATGGAATTTTTAATAGGAGTATTTGATTCAGGAACGTGACCAATTCCCAAAAGAATACCATCTGCATTATACGATTGAGAAGAACCCTCAACATCACTTGTTAATGTAAATGGATTATCTGTTTTTCTAACTGGTGTTCCAAAACCAATATAAACTAAATGACAAAAACTAGGACTTGCCGCTAAAGCTGTCTTGACTGCTGATGTTAATCCTCGTGCCATTAATCCTCATCTTCCTTTGGTCTTATTTTTCCCCAAGTGATTTTCCATTGAAGTTTAGTTTTTTCTTCCATTTTTGTACTTAATGGATTTGTTGTAATTCCAACAGACTGCCTAGTGTTTTCAAATGAACACCCAGTTAATCCACCTATCAATAGAACTAAAAATAAAAATATGACTAAATAATTTATCATTCATTCTCAACCTTTTTCTTTTTCTTCTTTTTCTTTTTATTGTTCTTCTTTATTTCTTGATTAATAACCTTTTTATCTTTTTTCTTTTTTAACTGTTTAAGTTTTTGTTTAACAAAAGCAGAGTTCTTTTTAATCTGTTTAGATAAAACTTCTTGTCCTTGTTGTAGTTTAAAAATATTTTCTTTCATACTCCACGTTTCGTGAAGATTCCAACCGACCAAAGCAATTAAAGCTGCCAAAGCCATTCC